GTTGCTACTGTAGAATCTATTGCAATTGTAACTGCACCAGAACCGTTGAAAGATGTACCAGATAATCCAGTTCCAATTGTCAATGCATTTGTTGTATTTGCTGTTACTGTAGCAGAACCACCAAGTGATATTGAACTTCCATTGACTGTAATAGATGAATTTGTTAGTTTACCGTTAGCGATTGATCCTGCTAACATTGTATTAGTGACTGTTCCTGTATCTGTGGTATAAACACCATTTGTTACTGTGCTAGCATTACCAGTCAATGCGCCAACAAAACTTGTAGATGTTACTGATGTTAGTCCTGCTATGCTGGTTATTGTCGCACCAGATGTAAGAGTAGTTGAACCAAGTGTTGGTGCAGTATAACCACCTGCATTTCCATCTACTATAAGAACTGCGGTATCATTTGTATCACCGGAACCAATATATATTTTTTTATCAGGTATATTGATAGCAACTTCACCATGTTCTAGTGTGGTTGGTGTGTTGCCTGGAGTATCTGATCTTTTTAGTTTAATTACTGCCATTAGAATGTTCCACCATCAAGGTCTGTTACTCCACTAATTGAAATATACCCACCATCTGTGCCAGTTCCACCAGTTCCTATCCATGCTAAGTTGTCAACTGTATTTATGATCAATGTTCCTGGATTATAAACAGTATCTCCATCAGGTGTTTGTCCAGATATTGTTAATGTAATAACACTGGAGATTTCTATTGGTGCTTGAAATCTGCCCATGCCAATCCAAAATCTTTTATTTATATTATTAATTGCTGCTTCACCCAGAAGCAATCCATTTCCACCACCAGTTTGAGCAGCAGAATCAGTATTTACAGGAGTTTCATATTCCGTAGTAAGACCAAGTAATTTTAAAAATGCATTAAGATCTTGGTATGCCATGTCATTTTACTATTACGGTTGTATCCTTGACTTTAACAATTTTTATTTTATTTGCATGGTAGTCTGGAACAATCTTGTTTGGTTCTTTTGATGTAACCTTTAATTGTTTCATACCTTTGACTCCACTATTAATCTACCTTTGCAAAGTGGTGTTACTGTGGCATCGTTCAACAGTCTCAAATTATAAAAATATGTTTCTATTTTAAATAAATCCATTGTTTCTGCCTTTAGAGTCAATAAGAATGAACCAACTGTTCCACCAGTCTTTGTTATTCTTCCAAATATATTTTCTGTGTCTGGAAATTCAAATGCACCTTCAACATCGTTTCCATCTGATCTAACTTTAAACATGAATGTATCTGTTTTGGTTGATGTTCTCTTTACAGTAAATTCTATTATATTGGATGATGATGTTATATTTACAGGACTACTATTTTCGTCTTGGTACTCAAACTGAAGACTTAGAGTAGAACCTTCTTCTGCTATTATATCGTATGTTCCGCCTGTCATTTCTTCTTACCTATATGATACTTTGGACAAAGTTCCCATTGATGCTTTTCTTTATGTGGAATAATTTTTATTTGGTTGATTGGTGTCAATATAGAATTCAATTTATCTCTATCAACCACAGAAAGTAATCCCCACTCCTCTAACAATTTCGTTATCGTGTTTCTTCTACCTAAATCAGTTTCGTTTATGTCAGATGGTAATCCATCTAGTGAAAAAAGTTCTTTAAAATGAACTATGTAATATTTACCTCTTTTGTGCAAAATATGACATGACTGATACAATTTATTCTCTCTCTTAGAGGATACCCCTATTCTTGTTAGTGTTTCTTTAACTTTCAAGAAATCATCTTCGTTTTTTAGGGTTATTTCTAATAATGAACCCACATCAAATGAGTCGTTTTGCATAATTATTCTTTCTACAAAAAATGACAATAATATCATTTATATGTATAAAAAATAATCATTAGTCCTGTACGGACATGGTATCCCTTATTTTTTGTAATTGAGATTTTGACAGGAGGGACTTATATTCAATTGCTCTTTTATTTGAAATATTATAATAAGCCATGATATAGTCCACATCCTTATCCTCTGTTTTCTTTAACCACTTAGAAAACCTCTTACGGGGACGAATTTGGGTTAACAAATATTCATATTGCATCTGTTTTGGAAGATGATAATGAACATTCATTTCATTTGCATGAAATAGCGTATCATTAAAATATGATAAACTTTTATTTACAATAAATGGTAGATACTCCTTATCGGTCATATCCCCAGATTCGTATAAGTTCTTTTTGGATAAATTTATAGAATTAATTATATCCCAAATGTTCATTTATTGAACTCACATTCCATAGCAAGTTGAACAATACAAGCCACAAGATTGATTTCCTGATCTGCAACAAACGCAGACTTGTACTGATACTCTGCAATAATTAAAATTGCTGTTGGGAGAGTAGAAGGAGTTAATTTTTGTGATAATGAATCATACAACTTACGGAAGATCATTGATTGATCATTATCAAGATTTGAGAATGCCCAAGAACGAATATTTGTAATATTCTTGGTCTTCATATGACTAATCAAATCTTCAATATTGACATCACCTGCTTCAGCAAGAATACCAGTATCAATATCACCACTTGTAGAATATCTTTGAAGTTCATTAATGAGTCTTCGGAAATCAGGACTATACTTCATTACAAGTTTTGCAAGAACCTTATCATCATACTTGACCTTTTCATTTTCAAGAATGAATTTAGTTCTTTCAAAGAACTGTGAAGATAGTTCCTTCTTTTCCTTACCATCATAACGAAAATCAAGACATGTGCAACGAGAATGAAGTGGTTCAATTACCTTGTTCTTAAAATTACAAGTAAGAACAAAGCGACAACTCTTGGCAAACTCTTCCATGAATCCACGAAGAGCAGGCTGCATACTGGATGGATTTGCATAATCAAACTCATCTAGAATTACAACCTTACCATTACCGGAAAGAGATACACTACTGGCAAAGTTCCGAATCTTTACCCGTAGTGTATCAATATTACCGTCTTCTGAGCAGTTGACTATAATGTAGTCAAGATTCATCTCCATACAGAGTGCCTTGGCTACACTTGTCTTACCACAACCTGCACCACCAGAAAGAAGCATGTTTGGCATGTCCTTCCATTCTCCTTTAACAACCTCAGAGAAAAAACTCTTTAGACGGTTAGGGAGAATACAATCTGCCACTTTCTGTGGTCGATACTTTTCGACCCAGATAAACATGTCATCATTTATTTGCATACTCAATCCTTAAATGTTGAATCGGCTTGCAGAGCAATCCAGTAGCAAAGATCCATATCCTTATGATTGAACTTGCTTACGATCTGCTTGCAAAGTTCTACTTCATAATCACCGGGGAACAACTTAAGATCCTCGGTCTTGAAGAACATCTTGAATGATTCTTCACCATCATGATCACCAACTGGGAATGAATAGAAGTTTGAACTTGGATCTGACTTATCAGTTGCAAACATTTCAATCTTACCTTCCTTGCAATCATCGATGTTATAACGAACACCGATATCAGGAAGTTGAAGAATCGCTGCTGCCTTTAGAAGTTCAGAGAATGCCTTCTGAGTCAGTTCAAAAGAAACTGCTACCTTTGGCATCTGTACCTTCTTGGTTGGAACAGTCAGTAACTTTGGTTCACAATAACGATAAACCACGGATGAATTGTTTGAACCACTGATGGTTACAGACTTATCATCAAACTCAAACTCTGGATCATTGAAGAGAGAGATTGTACCAAGGAACTTATTCAGATCCCAAATACCAAATTCTACTTCAAATGTTTCTGCAACCTCTACTTCAGAAAGAATATTTTTTACTGGAGAAATGGTTGAGAGTGTATTACCCGGCTTTACTAGCAGGTTTGAATTGACCGACGCATAGTTCTTCAGAATGTCTAGTGTACGCTTGGAAATTTTCATAGTTGTAGATGTCATCACAGTCTCCTAATCACTTTGAATTTTGTTTTACATAATCAACGCTAAAAGTTAATTCGATAAATTGTTTTCTTGGGTTTTCCGAAACACCCGGTTCACTTTGCTTATAATTTGTAAATCCAGGCATTGTTAGAGGACAATGTACACGAGGGAAGTCTAGTTTGCAATATGAATCTTCGCCACTTTCTAGTTTTCTAGTAATAAGTTGTGTCATCTCCTTATCACCACAACCACATGCTCCACAATAGAATGAGCCTGGAAATTTTTCACTGTTCATTCTTTCTGAACAGGGTGGTAGTTTTCTATCTGGATCGCCATGACAACTCAGTGATCTTAATTCTTTTTCTGGTTTGTCGGATTTTTTATTATTTAAACCACGAGAAGCGATAGATTCAGCAAATGTAGCAGCCTTCTTTAAGAAACCTGCTTTTTCTGTCTTCACTGCTTCGTCACTTTGTTTTTGTTCTTCAGACATTTAATCCTCCATCTCATCCATAATATCATACATTCTGTCAGAGTCAAGATCATATTTAAAATCTTCTAAATGCATCTTGGTTTCTCTTCTATTTGTCTTTTTTATGTTCTTCTTTACTTTTTTTTCAAAACGATAATCATCATTATCATTTTTTATACTGTCAGACATAATTTGAAAACTCCTTTGGAAATGCCTCCTTCATAGTCTGTAAATCTATTGGGAGTGCTTCTAGGTTTTTTGTTAATATGTTTTCCACCAAAGCAGATTCTGTCCAATGCAAAGATTCCAACATAATCAAAAGTTTTTTCTTCTGCTTCTCTAATGCTGCACCTTCTTTCTTTTCAAAGAAATATGGTATATTTTTCCAAGTCTTACGCAAAGAGGTATATGAATATCCTGCTGGAGAATCATCAACTTCATACTTTGGGATATATTTTACCTTGTTAAACTTAGTGGTAAAAGCACACTTCATTAAAAAAATTAAAGGTGCTGACTTATTTTTTCTCAAATGTTGTATTTTTTCTTGCTTTGTTGGCAAGTTTCGCAATTCATTTAAAATTTCTGATATTAGTTTCATTATTTAAAAATCCTGTATTACATCCATTAAATTCTTCAATCGCTTCTCAACAAAGTAGTCAAACAACTTGGATCGATCTCCCTCTGGTGGTTCCTTGAACTCTTCCAGAATAGCGTTCTCATACTCCATAGGTATATATGTGTGATCTACCAACATTTGATTTCTATTAATATTAGTTTGATGTTCCTGCGGAACATCACTGAATGTCTTCCACTGTGCAAGTTTCTTGGCAGCAAGAGGCTTTTGACGCTTTCCATCTACAGCAAATGTGTCATCTGCAGATAGAATATTTGGAATACCGTCAGTAGCATCACCCTTGATAATATGTTCAAAAAGATAACGATCTGGTTCTGCACAAGTGACCAGACTCTTCTTGATCGGGCTATACTGCTTCACATTTGGATAACGGAACAGTTGTTGAAAGTCTTTGTCACTCGAAACAATCATGATCTTTTCCTTGTCGTGATAATGCTTCGTCAATGTTGCAATGATATCATCTGCTTCACACCGCTCAACTTTGATAGACTTGTATGGAAAGTTTTCTTGAACTTCTGTGCGAATGGTATCAAGAATTTCAAAAATGCGATCCCAGTTATAATCATCCACTGCTCGCGTCTTCTTCCTATTAATTTTGTAATTTGGAAAAATATCGCGTCGCCAGTAGTTACCTGCATCCTGACAAAGAACCAATTCACCATATTCAGCATGGAACATATTCCGATACATTCTATATGTGGATAGAGTAACATGTCTTGCAAGTTCAAGAGTTACATCCATCGGTGAATCATACTGTGCGAAAATTGTACCGAGAATAATTTGTGTATTGTCAACTAAAATCATTTTGTGTTTAGAATATCCTTAAGGTCTTCAAGTGCTTCGATTACAACCTTGATCTTACGCTTACCAAGGAAAGAGAAACCCTCCTTAAGATCGGGATCTCCCTTATATGCTTGCTTGAGTTCCTTGATATGTGGATCAAGTACCTTTGCAAGTTTTTTGTGGTGAACAGACTTAATACCTTGCATACGCAACCATTCAGAATGGTCTATGTT